CTAAATTATGAGCAAATCAATAGCTTTTAAAAGTTGTTCGATGTCTTTGTGAGTGTATACTTTGTCGGTAATATCTTTTGAAGCGTGCCCCATAATTCTTTTAATAGCCAGCTTGTTTGCATCGGCATTATCCATTAATGTAGCAAAAGTATGACGGCAATCATGCGGCTTGTGTGTCATTTCTAACTGTTTCATAATGCGTTTGAAATGGTCATTATAAAAATTATGGTAGGTCATTTGTTTATTATCGTTATTTGTCACTAAAAACTCATGTCCATTAGCAGCTAATTCCGCAATAAAACCATGTATATCTTTGTGAATCGGTATTACACGATTCGTACCAGCTTCCGTTTTAAATCCGCCACGAAAATAACGTTCATCTAGGTTTACCGATTCTGTTTTGACCTCTACAAGTTCGCCGGGGCGCATTCCTGTGTAAATGAGTATCAATATTAATTTAATAACATTATCACGCTCTACATTAGCCCAAAGCGTCTTAATTTCATCAATTGTGAATGGTAATCTACTTGTCCCCTCATCATTCTTCCCTAAATCCACAAAATTAGAGTAATCTTTCGTTATCAAGTCATGCTCCATCGCGTAACGAAACATCTGATTAAATAGCACCTTAATTTTACGCTTTGTCCCATGCCCCTTCGTGCAATCGTCTATAACCTTTTGTAACTCTTTTTTTCGCACGTCAATAAACTTCATCTTATGGAGGATGCTGGCGTGATTATATGACGCGTGATAGCCATTCCAACTAGAGCGCTCTTTCTTTGTAGGTCCATCGGGGAATTTCTCTTTAATCAATGCTTCAAAAATCTGTGCAAATGTAGTGCTAGCTTTTGTTGCATCGAATGGATTTTTATTAAATTCAGCCAATGCTATTAAAGCATCACTGCGCTTTTCGTGATAGCTGATATATTTTCTTATTTGTTTTCCATTATCGTCCCATCCGACAGTGACACGTACACCAAAAGGCTTTCTACGATTACCACCAAGCTTTTCGACAGCTCCGTAGCCGTTAGGGTGTTTCATAATTTTACCTCCTTGAAGTGTGAAGAAAAGAGCAAGCGAATGAGCCTGCTCTATTCCTGTAATTCCATTAATTTTTAGCGCTAAGAATTAATCATAATCCATAATAGACCGAACAATTTTCCCTATGATGCGAGCAGGGTTATTCTTGTTGACGATAATTGGCTCATAATTAGTGTTATCGGGCATTAATAATATAATACCGTCTTGTTTTTTCACTCTTTTTAATGTGGCTTCGGTATCGCCATTTAAAAGGACAGCCGCCAATTCGCCATTTTCTACGTCAGATTGTACCCTAACTAAAACTTTAGAGCCGCTCATGATAGTAGGCTCCATGCTATCTCCTTTGGCAATCAAAGCAAATAGTTCCCCATGTGGTAAGTATTCAGCAAATTCATAAGTATAACCCTCAATGTTTTCTTCTGCGATAATAGGGTCACCACAAGCGATTGCTCCTAAGATGGGGATTTTCACTATGTTCGGTTGTACAGGCACTAAGTTGGGAGGCATATTTTTGTCAACTAGACCAATATCAATTAATTCACTCGGAGATACATTAAAAAAATGAGCTAAGTATTGAACATCTTTCCCTTTTGGTTCTGCGCCGTTTTCCCATCTAGAAATTGTACTTTTATTAATAGATAGAGAATATCTTTGTCGCAATTCGTTTGCTAGTTCCTCCATTGACAACTTACGGCTCTCTCTTAGCCTCTTTAATTTTTCTTGAAAAGCTATATTGAACACCCCCTTTCTGTATTCAATATACAACTTTCGTTGCGTATTTGCAATGTTTTTATAGAAATTAATATTTTTGTATTGACAATGCAACGATAAGGAAATAGAATGTAAATACAAAGTGTTGCGAAAATGCAACGAAAGGAGTGAGCGAGATGCCAGCAAGGGGATATCCTAAATTAAAAGCATTTTTTGTTGAAAATAATATTAAACAAGCTGATATTGCAGATTTATTAAAAATGAGTCTTGCAAAATTCAATACTATTTTAAACGGAAAAAGAAATGCTGATTTTCAAATGTCCGAGATTATTATATTAGCGCGTCACTTTAATTGGACTAAGGAAGATATAGACGCAATTTTTTTTGAATTGAATGTTGCATAAATGCAACGACGAAAAGGAAGGAGGTATAAAATATGTCCAATGAAAAACAAAACATATTAGTAACTGATGCTGCGCGGCTTCTTGGCAAGTCGCCGCAGTTCGTGAGAATTGGATTGCAACGCCAATTGCTCCCCTTCGGAACGGCTGTGCAAATGTCCAGTAAGTGGACATATCACATATCGCCAAAGCTGTTAAACGAGTATATCAATGCTCAAAAATAAGGAGGACATAATAATGCCGAATGAACAAAAGTTGAATGCAATTAAAGAATTTATTGAAAGTGCAGATAAGTTACGACAAAAAATAAGATTGCAATATGAGTGGTATTCGTTTGATAGGACGGATGGAACGTCGCAAGAAGTAATGGAAATAAATGAACAATTAAAAAATCAAGCCATTGAACTAGGCATTATAACTACTCGTGTACGTACTTACGAAGATGAAGAATTTAGCCATCGTGTACATTTAACGAATGAAGCATTTCGAGAAATGAACTTCTTAGATGTAAAAGAAAATCAAAGAAGTAACGCGGTACACCACAAAGTGATTGAAGCAGGTATTTTATTTACTACATGTTATCGAAAGGAAGGTTCGAATTGAAATTTGACACGCACCTAGTACGGTTAATTTACGGCATATCAAATTGTAATGGTAAAAATATCTTTCCATCTTTTAAGGAACTCTACATGGGGTATAGCGCAGCATACGAAAAAATTTTATATGAGGGACATCAATACAGATTTATAAAAACTGAAACAAAAGGGGCTGTGCGTATAGACGAATATCACTGCGAGCATGAACAGCACATTCTAAAAATCTATTTAATTGGTAAAAAAGTTTGTTACATTGACACGTATTATAAAAGCGGAATTTTTAAAAGGAGTGAGGAAGGTGTACAAGCTAAGTGAGCAGCAAAAAGCATATGCGAGATTGTTTCGAAACCTTATATTAGTAGATTTCAAAAGTAAACGCGTAAAAATGCGCGGTTATAAAGGCGACTGGAAGGGAGTTGTTAAGGAAAATGAAAAAGCTATTAAATATTGAAAACGAAATACGTAAAGAAAAAGCATGTTGTATGGATTTAGTAGAGGCAATAAAATTGCATATCAAATTTGACCAACACGATTTAGTGCAAAAGCGTATAAACGATTTACAAAAAAGTACGCAACGTGTTGAACAACTAGAAATAAAGCGGAAGGTTGAACGAAAAAATGAATTAAGTAAAACCATCGAGCAATTAAGGAAAGAAGGAAAAATAGTGCAAATTGGCGCACGAACAGCCAAAAAAGGAGTAGCTAAATAATGAGTATTAAAGAAAGGATATGGGAACGTTTGACGCTACAGCAAAGGTTAAAATGGCTATATTTTTTCAATCAAAGGACAAAAAAATAACTGTTTAATCGCTCCAACGACTAAACAGCTCTAAAAAAATTAACATAATTAACTAAAGAGATTATAACAATGGCGGCGCGAGAATGCAACTCGCTCCTGTCAAGCAGTCTATAAATATCCTCCTGTAAATAAAAAGGGCTTGGTACACCCTAAAACATTTATAGGCTGCTTGATGGGATGATTCCATCGAAAATTTGGAAAGGAGAAAATTAAAGATGAAAAACGGAAAAAATCTTACACGTAATGAAAGTAAACATGTAAAAAGTTGTAACTTAAATCCTGACAACTGGCTATTAAGCAAAAAACTCTTGGATAACTGGCTGATTGTAAATAGACAATCGGGGCGTACAAGAGAAATACCAGCACCAACAAAATAAAAAAGTTGTTAACCGCGGCGAACGATTAACAACCGATTTGACTATTGCCAAATACCTCATAGCTAGTATAACAGCTTCTTTTGTGCGTAGTCAATTACGGCTTGTAATGGATATTAGATTTAGAACCATCCATAAAATTACAAGAAAGTAATAGGGTTTGTACAGGGAGAGAGCAAGCATGAAGAAAAAAGAAATGAAATATGTACTAGCGGAATATGAGCAGGCATTTTGGGAATCGGAATTAACAGAAATGCACGAAGCTAGATTACTAGATAAAGTGATTGCTGGGTATCGTGTTAAAAGTATTTGGTGTGGCTCAGTCTTAGAGGTGGAAGCATATCCGTATTATAAGATTTCGCAGGATAAGCGTGTTAAGCAAAATAAGAATAGCACAAAAGCACAAGAGCGATTAAATGCAAAGAATCGCCAAAAGCATGTAGCGAGGTTGCTGACGACAAATTTTTGTGAGCATCGAGATTTATACATGACATACACATATGACGATGCGCATTTGCCTACAGATTATGACCAGGCAAAGAATGATATGAAAAATATGATTAGGCGCATGAAACGTTGGTTAAAAAAGCAAGAACAGTATAAAGAGTTTGAATTGAAGTACCTGTATGTCACGGAGCATACGAGAAATGGGGAAAAAGTACGTTGCCATCATCACATGGTGACAAATTTCCCCGACCGAGAAGCAGCAGAAGAATTGTGGAATAAGGGGATGGCGAACTCAAAACGTTTGAAAGTACAAGCTGGCGATGTAGGATTTACGAGCTTAGGTTTTTATTTGGTGAAGGAAAAGGGCGAAAAAACAAGGAAGGGTTATACACCTAGCCGAAACTTAAAACAGCCTAGAGTGACAACGTCTGAAACAAAGTTGACACGTAGACGCGCGGCTAAAATAGCAACCGAAGAAATTAGCGCACAAGAAGAGTTCGAAAAACTGTACAAGAATTATCAGTTTGAAAAAATGGATGTTGCTTTTTCCGAGTATGTGAGTGGCGCTTATATCCACGTATACATGCAGAGGAAGAATCCTGTAAAAAATAAAAGGAGACTAGACATATGAAAATAATCAGTATTATCAACCTTAAAGGCGGGGTGGCAAAAACAGTATCGGCTATCAACATCGCCTATACACTAGTGAAAATGCACAATAAGCGTGTGCTGCTAATTGACAATGACAAACAGGGCAACACATCAAAGTTTTTTGGCTTGTATGACCCTTACAGCATTGGCTTAGCAGAGTTATTAACAAACAGGAAAATAGATGTGGATAACGTCATTAAAGAAACAGCCTATGAAGGGTTAGACCTTATCACGGCAAACATGAATCTATTACGCGCTAATAAAGAGATTTTAATGGACGTATCGCGCCCGCAACAGACACGACTTCGCAAACAGCTAGAACAAGTAAGAGAGCGATATGATTACGTAATTATCGACAATGCGCCAGACATTAATATGACTGTAGTAAATGCGTTAGTGGCGTCTGATGATGTGCTAGTGCCGATTAAGGTTGACCAATTTAGCTTTGATGGGTTAGAGCAAATTTTAGAGCAGATTGACGATGTGAGCGAGTTTAATAGTGATATTCGCTTTGCTGGGTGCTTTATCACAATGTATCAACGTAGCAGTGTAAATGAGCAAGGAGCAGAGCTATTGGAGCAACAAGGCTACCCATTATTTAAAACACGTATACGCAAGACAGTGAAGGTCGATGAAATGACATTTGTAGGTAAGCCGTTACTAGAGTATGCAAAGCGTTCAACTGCTTGCACGGACTATATAGCGTTGGTCGATGAATATTTAGGATTGTGATAGTTTCGGGCACATTCACAATGGAAAGGAGCGCATGGAATGTCAAAATTTAACCTTAGTCAGCTCATGAATGATGAATCAAAAAAGCAAAGTGTCGCATTTAAGATTGAGCACATACCGCTAGAACGCATACAACCGTCACCACGAAATAATTACAGTGTAGATGATGTGGAAGAGCTGAAAGCCAGTATTGAGCTGTTAGGTCTACAGCAAAACTTAGTAGTGCGTATAAAGGATGATGGTACGTATGAGCTAATTAGTGGGCACAGGCGCTATAAAGCAATGCAAGAGTTGTACAGCGCGGGGAATAAAGATTTTTCTAAAGCACCGTGCAAAATAGAGAAATCAACAGATGATATACAAGCGGAATTACAGCTAATACTGGCTAACTCGACTACTCGTATATTAACCGATGCGGAAAAGACACAGCAGGCTGCGCGGCTACATGAATTATTACAAACATTGCAAGATAATGGCTATCAGTTGACGGGGCGTAAGCGTGAAATTGTCGCTGAATTGATGGGCGTATCATCGGCGCAGGTACAACGTATGGAGAGCATTAACAAAAACCTTAATGAAGAGCTAAAAGAGGAATTTGCCAAAGAAAATATCAATATCACGACTGCATATGAAATGTCGAGACTTCCAGAGGAAAAGCAACAAGAAGCGATGCAAGAAAGCGCGGAGGAAGGAAAGCCACTAACACCTGCTGTAGCAAAAGCCAAACGACAAGAAATTGTGGAATCAGAGCAAAAGGATAAGCCGATAACACATGATTTAAAAATATATCCAGAGCCTTTCGATGCTATTTGTAAAGGTTTAAAAACATGGGAATGGCGATTCAATAATCGTAATTATCGGGTAGGGGACAAGTTAAAGTTGAATGAATTTGACCCTGTAACTATTAGTTATACAGGAAAGTTTGAAGAGGTACGTGTGACGTACCTAATTGAAGGCGGTCAGTTCGATATTCCAGAAGGTTATGTGATTATGAGCATAAAAAAGGTTAGGTGATAAAGGTGAGTAGAGCACAACGATACATTTTATTCACAAAAGCCGAACATGAATCAATAAAGTTTGATTTCACTATGAATCAGATTGAAAAGTTTATAGCAATGTGGAAAGCTGGCGCAACTTATACTGAGATTTGTGACGAGTTAAAAATTAACCAAACAACACTAGCGTTATTAGTTATGGATTTATCTTTTGTAGATGCAATAAAAAATAGACCAAATGGGATATTCGGAGGTAGTGCGATATGAAGCTATACAATCTTAAATTTAACACTGCAAATATAACTATAGAGGATTTAAGGGGCGACTATGATAATCAACCACCAAATGATAAAGAATTAGAAGCTTACCTAAAAGCATTTAAAGCAATTGATGGTGTTTTGTTCATGGGGGGCAGTTTGACGGAAAAGGTAGTGGATTCACAATGCTTGGTGTACAAAAACAAGATGATGAGAGAGTAATGAATTGGATTTACCAAATAGAACAAGATGCAATGTTTGGAAGCTATCAAAATGATTATGAGGGATTTATAGCCGACTGGAAAGCAGAAAAATATGAGCCAGTTGCCTCATTGAGCATTCCAGATAAATATGTTGAGATTATCGAATTTATAAAAGCAATGTACTAAATAGGGAAAGTTTATAAAGTGCGCGGCTCATAATAGTGGGCCGCACGAAAGGAGATAATGCAATGGCATATAGCAGAAGTCACGCTAATAGAGGTATGACGTTAGAAATGCTCATAGATATGACAAACAACATGTACCGTAATGGCGGTAAAGCAGATGTGGATAAAGTACCAACACCAGTGAAAATTTTGAAGGTTGAAAAAACGAAAGTTACAGGGCACTTAGATACGCCAAAGTGGGTGGACTATGTAGGTATTAGCGCAGGTAAGCCGATAATCTTTGATGCAAAAGAAACACATGCTGTAAGGCTGCCACTTAAAAATATTTCACTGAAACAATATGAAAAACTGAAAAGGTGGTATCAGCAAGGCGCAGCGTCATTTTTACTCGTAGCGTTTTGGATAAAGGGCAAGAACGAGCCAGAAGTATATTTATTGAATTTTGAGCAGTTAGCAGCCTTTTATGAAGCACCTAAAACAGGACGAGGGACTAAATCTATTAAACTGGATTTTTTCAGAGAGAACTGTACTCGCATCGGTTCAGAGGGTGGGTATGCAGTCAATTATCTAAAAGCATTAGAAAGGAATGAAAATGATGGCAAAAAAGAAAGTAAATAAAACAAACATTGCAATGGGTGCTCCTGTTCGATGGCAACACTCGAAAACAGGCGAATGGCAATACGGTATTGTGCGTAAGACGTATAACAATTCTGCGCTGATTGAGATAGGTGGAATAGAAGACGGCGATTACACGGTTATATCATTTAAGCGATTAGAGCTAATTGATAAAACGGAAATCATCGTGGAATCGACAAAGGAGCCGCATCCATATGTACAGCAATTTCCGCATAACGCTGATAAAAGAGAATATAATGAGCGCCGACGCAAAGCAGCGCGGAAAGCGTGAACGCCATGAACATTGTGCAACTAAACATATTTGATTGTGACAAGTATATTCAGCGCCATGATGATGTGTATGAGCAAATAGCGGCACTGCAAATAGACCAACAAATATATATAAGTGATATTCGTGTTTTGCGAACATCGAAATTTTACGTTGTAGCAAAAAATGACGATTTCGAAGAACCATTTAAAACAGTGGGAGCTTGCTATGAATTTGTGAATAGAAATTTGTAACGAACGGAGCGGAGGAAACGAAGTGCTAGAGATTAGGAACAAAAAAATGGTAACAACACGCAAAGTACATGAATGTTACGGTTGCGAAAATCACATTGAAAAAGGTGTACAGGCTGTATATGTAACAGCAAAACAGGACGACAAGCACCAAAACTTTCATTTGCATCAATCATGCAATGTGGTGATTAAGAAACGAAATTTGGATATTTATAAAGGTTGTCTGAAGGGCAAAGAAGGGTGTTATGTATGTGTAAAGGAAATTCCCGAGGGAATCAATATTTTTACTGTACGCCAATACGGAAAAATCCATTTTTGTAGCGAGGAATGCAAAAAATTTGAGGAAAAGTTGCCATTTTAAAAGGGGGGATGAAAGTGGAAATAAAAGTGAATCCACAAACTAAAAAATTTTGGCTAGCATACACCGAAGGGTGGGAGCCTGCTTACGGACATGAAATTGTTGTTGGGGTATACAGTTTTTCAGCTTGCGTTATTAAAAAAGGAATTTTGGTGTCGGAAGTTACAACAGGTGCGCGGGTTAAGATATTTCCTCACAATTTTTTGACTATGATTATGGGGGCAACAAAGGAAGGGGCATTAGATTATTATGAGAAATTTATTGCACCTACTCTAGTGAATGTTGTTGAAAATAACGAGAACATCGAAGTTTTGTTAGCTAATGCACGTAATGAAATAAAAAAATGGCGCATCGGCGACATGCCTCAAATTGAGAATATTGACGATAGTTTGATAGCAGCGCCAATTAGTGATGTTAAACACTAGAACCATTTGAGAGGTGAATATATGGACAATATAAAATTTAAGGCAAAGATAACAGATTCATCCCATTTAAGTGCCGGAAAAATTGTTGATGTCGATTGGATTGATTTAAAAAATAAGCAAATCACATTTAATGGGGTCGCGTTTGAACATGGATTTGGCGAACTTGTTGAAACAGCAAAAGAGAATCAATTTAAGCTTATGCCCTTTAGTGGTTATCCAGATATGGATGGTAATGAAATATATGCAGGTCATATTGTGCGTATTTATGATGATGAGGAAAATGATGTCGGTTGGAATGAATCCGTCATTTTCCATCAAGGAGCATTTTTCGCTGGTGATGAAAACTTTATCGGTAATGTACATTTTAGGTCAAGAATTATAGGCGATATTTATAGCGATAAAGTTATTAAGTACATGAACCAAAATGCGTAGGAAATGAGGGGGAAAATATTGGTAGATAACACAATTGAAAAAGTTGAGGTTGTATCAAAAAATCGCTTTTTCGGTTTAAGGTATTGGGAACTTTATTGTACAAGAAAAGATGGTAAATTCAATCGATTCACTTTGTTGGTAACAGTCATGGAAGATATGGGCCACGCTAAAAATTTAGGTAGCTGGCGCAAGGTAGAAAAATGGCTGAATACAGAGGAAGGTCTTGCGTGGATTAATGAAAGAAAAGGCGATGCAAGATGCACTGATTTTGGCATGATTCTATAACGAAAGGAGTAAGTAAAATAATGCAACGTAAAAAAAGTACGAAAGACACTCGTAATGCAGCATACCTAGAATTAAAAAGACAGTTTGACTTATATGTCGAATTTAATACAGCTAATCAAAGAGAACTGCGAGATTTAAGAGCCGAAAACAATAAATTAAAAGCGTATACCAAAGTTGAAAAAGTCACTGTGTACGATAATGGAATATGCGAAATTATTTATAAAGACGGTGAAGATATGCTAGTGAACCACGTGGTTTATTCTGATGCCTATCTTACTGGTTGGGAAGTTGAAGATTGCTTTATTAAAAAATAATTACTCAGCATTCTGACCATTATACGAGGGAAGGGAAATAAGTATGAAAAATGCGACGGTAACAATTGATTATACTAGCTTTCAAGCTATCAAAGAGAAAGCAGATAAGTATGATTCTCTGGCTGAAGAAAATGAAAATATGTTAAGTCAACAAGGTAGATTTATAGATATTTTATGTAATTGCATTGAAGATGCTAATGAGCAAGCTACAGCAAAACATAAACAATATTTTATTGATAAAGGCATTAAAGCGATATGTGAGCAGTTTGATATGAATGTTGATATAGAGTTTGCTGGTTTAAATGAGGGTGTTGCACCAAGTGGAGGTAGTTGAATGATTGCTGTAGTTTCAGTAAATAAATTTACTAAAGATGCGCGTGTCATTGTAGCGATGGACGATGTTTTTTATGATGAGGCAGTTGAGATTGTGCGAAGCAGAAATGAAAAATTCGTTGATGATTATTGTTACGTTCAGAGAAATATTGATTTTATAAAAAGTGGAGGGGGCAAATGGGAATGCGAGTGTGGTTCTTTCAAACATTCTGACGTAAAAATAATTAATGGTGAAAACAAGGTAATGAGTGTTACAAGAGTTTGTGATGATTGTAAAAAAGAATATACTTTACCGATACCGATATAAAAGCAGGTGAGCAGTATGCATAGATGCTTAAGAAAGCTTCAAGTTGAAATGAGTGAATTGCATAATAAATTTAAGAACCACACAAGTAAAAATATTGTATTTGATGATTACGCTCATGATGTATTTTTACAACAAAAAGCCGCACTTGAAATGGAAATAAAACAAAGCATGAACGCAGCAGAAAGACCACAAAGTGTAAAGGCAAGTATTAATCGGAAGGAGTAATGTAACATGGAACAAGAACTTTTGGAACAACAAACTATTGATAGGGTAGCTCAAATAGCGGCACAACAAGCAATTAAAACATTTGAAGAAACAAAGGCTAATGTTAATACAAGAGAACGTAACAAGCGCTTGTATAATGCAAAGCTGCTATTAAAACACTATGATGAATTAAAGGCATATGTCGAAAAAGTGGATTATAAGGCAAAAGTATCAGTTCCCAAGTTAATGATTTCCGAAAAAGAAAATATTATAAATTTAATAGAGTTTGGCGGGGACATTGTAAAATCAATCAAACAAACATCGCAAACAACTATAGCAATGATACAGTACCTTGATAGAGCATTGGACACGTTAGAATATATTTATAGACAGGAAAACAATACACGTGACTTCGAAATAGTTAAATTGTGTTATTTCGAAAAAATAAAATTTGAAATAGTAGCAGACCGCTATAACATTAATAAACGTAGCGTATATAAAATAATTAATAGTGTAGCGGAGCGATTAGCCATTTTATTGTTTGGCATCTATGGTATAAAGTTAGAATAGCTAGGGCACTTTTGGGGCAACAATAGGGCATGTAATACGTGTTATTATGGTAGTGTGGCAGTAAAGGCTACCCATGCATTTAACTCTCTCGAAAAAACTATCCATCATTTTTGGATAGTTTTTTATTATGGATTGAAAGGGTGAGAACAATGCACATCACAAAAGACCGCAAACAACAATTAGTGCAATACATTGCTGACGGTGAGCTAATGAAGTTTTATAAAAGTCGTGAATGGCGTGCGTTAAGGAAAAAAGCTATAGAACGAGATAACGCAGAATGTCAGCATTGCAAAGAGTTAGGGAGAGTAACTACACGTAATACAATCAATGAGCGCGGCAAACGGACCAAGATGGACGTCAACCATATAAAACCTGTTAAGACACATCCGCACTTAGCACTCACATTAGGAAACTTAGAATACTTGTGTGTCGATTGCCATAATAAAGCAGACGGTAAAGATGAAATGATAAAACAGTATGGACAAAAAAACAAATTCACAAATGACGAAAGGTGGTAGAAAGAAAAATGACATTCGAGGAAGCGGTAGAACAAGAGTATACAATATTCGTAGCAGATTCACATGTAGCTCGCAGGCTGGAAATGAAATATCGAAAGAATAGATTTAAAAGTATTCGTTCAATATTGAGAACTGATGGACTGCGCAAAGTTTTTGTTGACCAAAAGCTTTATTTTGATTGCTACGAAGCAATAGAGCAAATAGAAATGTTAATGAAAGGAATTGGTCACGTAGTGTATGGAAGCGTACCAGATGTATACGAATGATTATTACTAATGGTGGATGGTCATTTGATACAAACATAATAGATAGTGCAATCGTAAAAGATGTACATGGATGGTATGAACGTGACATGCTTAACGCCTTTAATAAGTATGCATACTGGCGTTACAAGCAGATACGCGACTGTGTAAACACTCGTAAGTGCAAGTACATGACAGTCAATAAAGTTAAAGAATTGTTGTCAGAAGAGAAGAAATTAGTTTTCGTGACAGAGGTTTTACGAATAACGAGTGAAGAAATTTTCTATATTGTCAATTACGCAGACAAGCATTTGAAATATATAAAATAGATACCCCCCATCAAAAAAAATCGACTTTTATTTAGGGGACTGTTCAACGGTAGGGGTTGATGGGAAAAAATATTTTTTGATTTTCTCGCGAGTGAACTGCACCCTGTGTCCTTATGTATAAATATACAAATAGAAAGGTGGGCGGTGAGTGTGCATGAACCATGAAAAAGCCTTTGAAGATTGGCTGAAAGGTATGAAGTATAAGGATATTGCAGAGAAATATGGCGTTAAAGAAAATACGGTTAAATCATGGTATAAACGCTATAAATGGAAAGCGAAAAAAGAACAAATAGTACAAGAAAGTGTGCGCGAATCTGTAGAAGATGCACCCCCATCTATTGAAATTTTACATGGAGATAACAGATTAAGACGGCTCATAGAAAGTGATTTAAAAGAGCAATTGAAATTAAACGAAACCGAAAAATCGTTTTATATCAATTTAATTGATGATTATATGGCATTTTGGGACATCAAAAATATGTTGATTGAAGATATTCGGGAACGTGGTGTTGTTGTTTGGGGAGTAAACGCGCAGAAAAAGAATGATAGTATCAGTGAATTGAATAAAACAAATGCGCAAATGCTACGCATATTAGCGGATTTAGGATTGAAAGCAACTGATATGGAAAATTTGGATGATGAAGATGAAGAGTTATAAATATCATCCCTACATTGATAACTATATAAATGGAGTGCGTAGCGGAAAATATATAGTATCAGAAGATGTGAAATTACTTGTTGATTTAGTAGAAAGAAAATTAAAACAAAATAATATCGTAATTGATACCAATGAAATTACCGAGGCGAAGGAGTTTATAGAGAAGTATTTCAATTTTAAACTCTATCCAGCACAATTATTTGTGCTTGCTTGTATAGTTGGACTTTTTTATGATGATGATTCACTCGTTTTTAACGAGTTTTTTTTATTGTGGGGTCGTGGTGCAGGGAAAAATGGTTTTATTGCTGCTATATCATTTTATTTCATTGCAAAACAAGGTATTGACAAATATAACGTTGATATTGTGGCTACTTCGGAAAAGCAGGCAAAAACATCATTTAATGATGTGCATGAAATACTTGAAGACCAAAAGAAAAAAATGAAAAAGCATTTCAGATGGACAAAAGAAGAAATAAAGCATCTGAAGTCAAAATCAATACTTACTTATCACACGAATAATGCTAAATCAAAAGACGGATTACGTCCGGGCTTAATTATTTTTGATGAAGTTCATGAGTATGAATCGTACGACAATATCAGAGTATTTACATCTGCTCTTGGTAAAGTCCCACGTGCACGTAGAATATATATCACAACGGATGGTTATGTGCGCGGTGGTGTGCTGGACGACTTTAAAAGTGAAGCTGAAATGATATTAAAAGGTGAACTGCCAAATAGTAGAATGTTTCCGTTTTTAGCTCATTTAGATGAGGAAGAGGAAATGCACGATTTCTCGAATTGGGAAAAAGCAAATCCAGGTATTCCTTATTTGCCACATTTGAAATTAGAGATGGAGCAAGAATACGAAAATATTAAACAAAGACCATCGCTAAAAATCGAATTTATTACAAAAAGAATGAATATACCTTACATGTTATCTGCTAATAGTGTTACTGATTGGGATAAACTATTACAGGCATCTAAAGAGTTGCCAGATTTAACAGGTTTAGAATGTATTGGTGGTATCGATTTTGCAGATGTTCGGGACTTTGTTGGTGTAGGTCTTTTATTTAAAAAAGATGGCAAACGCTACTGGCTTCATCATACATTTATCAATCATCGTAGTTTGAAATTATATAATTTTAAAGTCGATATTGAACTAGCTCAACGTTTGGGGCTAGTGACGATTGTTTATGAAGAAACAAATAGTCCACAATTAATTGCGGATTGGTTTGCAACACAATCAAAAAAATATCGAATATTGAAAGTCGGAGCTGACCAAGTGAAATTCAATCACTTAGAAGAAACATTCAAAGACTATGGTCTTGAGTTGGTGAAGTCGAGAAAAGGTACAATAACACATACTCAATTAGAGCCAATGATTGAAGAAATGTTCTCGCGAGAAAAAATATTGTGGGGTAATGATTTAATGATGCGTTGGTATACATGGAATACCTATGTTAAACGTGATGGAAAAGGAAATATAACATATGAGAAAATAGAACCGGAACTACGTAAAACAGATGGGTTTTACGCTTTATTACACGCATTGCAACATGATAATGATTTGAGTGAGAAAACCGTTATTACAAAAGAAAATGTAAAACGTGCTATTAAGACGTATAGCTATTAGGAGGTGTTGAAGTGGGATTATGGCGTTGGGTAAAGTCATTTTTTAAAAATGGTGAGTTAAAGAGCTTAAAAGATTGTTACCATGAACTATCAGAGGAATATTACTATAAAAAATTAGCCATTGAAACATGTGTAAATTTAATAGCAAACGCTTTAAGTAGGTGTGAAATAAAAACCTATAAGGATGGCAAAGTATTTGTAGGGAATATGTATTATGCATTAAATGTAGAGCCTAATCAAAATCAAAATGCGACTGCGTTTTTTCATAAAGCAATTCGAAAATTTATTTACGATAAAGAATGTTTGATTGTGATGGAAAATGATAATTTTTATATAGCAGATAGTTTTAGTGTAAAAGAATATGCTTTCGTAGAAAATGTGTATTCGGATATTGTTATTAGTGGTTACACGTTGAAAGAATCGAAAAAAGAAACAGAAGTAATTCGTTTGAAATTAACAGATGAAAATATTTTAAAAGTTATTAATGATTTATATACCTCGCACGGTAAAATGATTGAAGCTGCTAAAAGTTATTACAAACTAAAAAATAATAAACGTGTATTAATAACTGGCGATTTTTTAAGAGCGCAAGATGATGAAATGCAGAAAGAAATAGATAACATGTTTGAAACACAATTGAAAAATTGGTTTGACCCAGATAAAAAAAGTGTAGCTTTTCAATTGCAAGATGGTTATGAATTTAATGATATGTCAGATTCCAAAGCAGGCTTAACAATCGACAGTAGAGACATTAGTAACTTAGTAGATGATATTATAAATTATGTGGCAATGGCTTTTCACACCCCAAGAGGACTGCTAAAAGGTGATATAGCAGATTTGGAAGGGCAAGTGGAAAGCTTTATTATGTTTGCACTAAAACCAAATGCAGAAATGATGGAAGATGAATTTAACCGAAAAGCGTATACAAAAGAAGAGTATTTAAACGGGACATATATGAAAATTGATACTTCAAAAGTTAAAGCATCTGACATAATAGATATAGCACCAGCTTTAGATAAGTTATTTGCGATTGGATTCACACTGAATGAAATATTTGAAGAAATGGGGCGTGAAAAAGTAGATGAACCTATTGCAAACATTCGACATATCACAAAAAATTACCAAACGATTGAACAAGCATTGAAAGGGGGTGAATGACAATGAATAATGCATGGATAAAACATTTTTTAAATTATCAAAATGAAGCATACATGAAGCAACTAGAAGAAATTGAATATCGTTTCGAGGCGAATCATAATGCAGAGAAAAAGCTAACTGAAATTACAATGTACGGTATTTTTGCTTCCTCTATGTGGGGTGATGCAATTTCTGCGAAACGAGTAGCCCAAGCTTTAGAGGAAGCGGGAGGGAACGACATAATCATTCACCTTAATAGTCCGGGGGGCGATGTTTCAGAAGGCATTGCAATAGCCAACCGATTACTTAAATACTCTGGCAAGGTAACAACACATGTAGATGGTTTTGCATGTTCCGCAGCATCTTTAATGCTTATGGTATCTGATAATACAGTAATGGGTGTAGGCTCAATGGTTATGATACATCCTGTGTCTACATTTATTTATGGAGATGAAGACGCATTATTAAAAGAAGCTAGAGTTTTGGAGAAAATGACACAAAGCGCAATTGATATATATATGCTGAAAGCTAAAGTTGAACGAGATGAAATTGCAACGATGGTCAAAAACGAAACATGGTTTACAGCACATGAAGCATTGGCGATTGGATTTGCTACAGAGTTATCCGAACATGTTCAGCAACCAAAAGAAAATAAATTAAATGCGGAGCAATACAAAAGTAGTGTACTGGCAAGATTTATGCAACATAAGACAGAACAACCATTACAAAAAAATAATGCATTAAGTAAATTCAAACGCGGCTCAAATGAGTAGGCGTTTTTATTTTGAAAAAATAAGGAGGTCATTTTAATGACAATTAAAAATTTAGATAATGAGCCGAAAAAATTTAACATGGAAGAGCAAGTCGCAGGTTTAAAAATGGCTTTTGAAAATGGGGACGCAGCGGAAGTAGCGCAAAGAATTGTTGAGCAATATATGAATAACGCAGCACATTATGAAGATATGATGAATACTACAATTCGGGAAGCAAGACGTGCGGCGGAAATGCAATGGGATGAATCAGTATTGGCATCGCGTGGCGTACGAAAATTAACAAGTGATGAACGTAAGTTTTATAGTCAAGCTATCGAAGTAGAAAGCTTTGACGAAGTGCTGAAATTAATGCCGCCAACAGTCTATGAGCGCGTATTTGAGGACTTAGCACAAGACCATGTGTTGCTATCACGAATTAACTTTTCACCGCTTGGAGCAACGACACAGTGGGTATTACGAAAAGAAGGAGCTACAACTGCGTATTGGGGTGATGTATGTGACGAAATTCAAGAAATGGTTGATAGCGGATTCAGAACAATCGAGGCGAAAGCGTATAAATTAAGTGGTTTCTTAGTAGTTTGTAAAGCGATGTTCGAACTTGGACCCGAGTGGCTAGACCGTTATGTGCGTGCAATAATTACGGAAGTGGTAGCGACAGAGCTAGAACGTGTTATTGTAAATGGGAATGGGAATAAGCAACCAATCGGAATGATGCGTGATATGGATGCGCCTGTTGTGGGAGGAGTATATGCTGAAAAAGCGGCTGTAGAATTAACTGCATTTACACCACTTGAAATCGGTAAAAAGATTTTAGCTCCATCGACTAAAAACGGTACACGCGATGCGCAAGGAGTAGTATTGATTATTAATCCATTTGATTACTATGATAAACTATTCGCTTATGGTGCAAAGCAACGTGATGATGGTGTATGGATGTTTGGCAATTTCCCTGTACCAGACCTTGAAATAATTAAATCATCGGCAGTGCCGTTAGACAAAATGATTAGTGGTAAACCAAAAGATTATTGGTTAGGAGCAGGCGCAGCAACGTTAGAATCATCCGACCATGTGCGCATGATTCGAGACCAACGATTATATTTAACTCGCCAGTTAATCAATGGTCAACCATTGGACAATGATGTCTTTACAGTATTTGATATAACAAATGCTGGTATTGACAGTGACCAAAGTGGCGGTAACGATGAAGATAACGAGATACCAACACCATAAATAAAAGGAGGGAATCCATATGAACACTATTACAGCAAGGGTTGTAAATGATTTCAAAGAAAATCAGCACAATAACCATCATTATAAAGCAGGGGACCCATACCCAAAAGAGGGATATAAAGCGGATGAGGAACGAGTGTATTTTTTAACAGGTTTGCATCCAAAGTATAAAAAAATCTTTTTGGCGGATGTAACTGAATTTAATGAGCCAACAGAAAATAAGAGCGACGAAGAAATCGAAAAAAACGGCTTCCCTAAACATGTGGGGGGTGGTCGATATGAATTATCAAATGGCGAGCGAATAAAAGGCAAGGATGAAGCGATTGAAGCGGAAAATGCATTGAAAAGCGGTGACTAATTATGAGTGAATTACTCGTAGAATTAAAATACCGTTTACGTATTACATGGGACGATGAAGACGAAGAGCTGCAACGCATTATTGATAGAGGAAAGTCTTACTTTAAGCAATTGACAAGTAAGGCTTTTATTTTTGCTCTCGGTGAATGGGAAACGGAATTGTTACTAGAGCGATGCCGCTATGTTTATAACAACGCTACAGATGAATACGAAGTTAATTATAATCAAGAATTAAAACGGCTAATATTGTCTGTAGCGCTTGAAAAGAGGGGGCAAAATGGCGAATAAGAAAATTCGTGATGTATTGAATGATGGCTTTATTGAGTATGGAACAAAGGAAACAGAGCGTTCTTCCCGCGGGAAACGTATTGGAGAAAAGTTTGTCCCGATTGGAAAATTGGCGTATGAAGAAATGTCATGTCGTGAGGAAGATTATCATTTCGCACAATCAATGTCGACTATTTTAGCCCTTAAAATAAGAACATTATATCCACCTAAATTACGCGGTAAAAGTAAAAATAAATTAAAAATCATCCTAGATGGGACAGAGTACGATGTAATTAAAGTTGATAGTGATAAAGCGAAATCATACTTGTATTTCTTGTTACAGGAGGTAGGTTCATATGAGCAAAACAAAGCTAAAAATGAGCCAACAGATTGACGAAATATTAGAAGCCTTGCGTACGTTCGGCTTACCAATTTTTGAAGACGAAATAGCAGAAGATGAACAAGAACAATTTAAAGAAGATGGACATAATTTCTTTATTTATACAACAGGTGATATGAGTAAAAATGATGATAAAAAGTCAATACTCCAAGATGTGGCGGTTATATATTATTCTGAAAATAAAGAGAATTTAGATGAGCAAACAGTAGACATAATAGAAGCTCTAAAAGATGTTGGTTTGTTAACGTTCAATGGTGCACAAAAAGAGCGGCTAAGGAGAAAAGATACAGATGGTTTTGTTGATAGAATTATCTTTTTATATCAAAGAAAAATCATCTTACCGGGGTGTATTATATGAGGGCAATGGTAGAATTTGAAGCTATTCGTCATTTAGAAGAAAAAATAAAAGCATTGCCAGGTCGTGCAGAAAAAATAATTAATACAATTTTGCACACAAAGGGCTTAGAAGTAGCAACTCATGAAATGACCAATCTTTTACCTGTATCGAAAGTTAACAAAAAACACGCTAAAAAAAGTAAGTGGTATGCACATGAAATGCCTAACTTACAATTAATAGTGAAATCGAGAGGTGGGGCAGCTAATCGCCGAGGGTCATTTGGTTATCTAGTTTTCCCAGACGAAGGAAGAGGACCAAGCAACCCAGTTGCACAAGATTTTAGTGGTTGGGCGATGGAGCGTGCAACCCCAAAAATTTTAGATGCTTTAAGTGAAGGATTAAACGAATTATTAGAGGAGGGCTTATAATGCCAGTTATCGAGCAATTTGACGCATGGAATATCACGAATGCGTCTATACAGTTTAAAAAAGGAGGTACACAACAACCGGGAACAAAGTTTGGTTGTGTAGGTAGTTTATCAGTAGAACCAGAAACAACGATGTTAACAAAACGTTGTGGCCGTGCTGTACAAAAAGAAAAAGCGGTAACAACAAAATTAAATGTAACAGTGAGTGCTCACATTGAAGTGGCAGTCTTGCGTGACATTTTTGGATTATCAAACGCTGAACTGAAAGCTGGTGTATACAGTTATGGAGCTAATTCAATTGGCTCTGATTTTGTATTTACCGCAGATGTAGTCGATGATTTTGAGGATTTAACAAAATTAATTGCATTTCCAAACGCATCTAGTGCAACAGGTATGACATTAAATATTGACACATCGCAAGAGGAACTCGCAATGGTGGAACTAACATTTAGCGCGGCAGCAGATGAAAAAAACCAATTCTACTATGAGGCAATTACAGCCGAATTAGAAGAGGAAGAAATCGAAGAAATTACTGAACAATGGCATACACAGTTTAATCGTGCATTAGTCGAGAAAGTGCCAACACCTTAAAATCGAATGAAACATTAAAAAAGTACCTTGTGCAGCGTTGCATGAGGTGCTTTTTTATTTGATTAAAACAAATGGAGGGTTTTTTATGCGAATCGAAACAGTTGAATTAAGTGAAGTTGAATTTGTAGAAGTCAATGGCGGATGGGAAAAGAAAGTTATTAATACGAAAAGGCATCCAGCATTTTTAACAAATGCTGCAATTAAGCGCGGTTATGATATGGGGATTTTGGAATCGAGTTTATTTGAGGATTTGTTAAAAATCAAAGGACTGGAAACGTTGTCTAAAGAGCAAAACGAAGATGAAGAAAAACAAGCATCTGAATTTATGAAAGTATTGGATGAGCAAAAAATGCAGTCAGTAATTTATCTAGGTGTAATAGGTGCTAATAAAAATTTAGGGTTAACGTTTGACGAATTTTTAGAGCTGTACCATGCACCTTTAACAACTACAACAAAAATATATGCAAATTTAATCGTTGGTCTTCTAGCAGGCAATAACGAGTTTGCTACTGCTTTACAAAAAGAAACAAAAAAAATTACTAAACCATCTAGTCAAACAGGTCAAAAGAAAAAAAAGCACCGCCGCTAAAAGTGCAACATGTGGAAGACCGTTACACACTATATGTACTTTTGGCAAATATAGACGCGGAAACATTTTGGCACGCACCAATTGCAACAGTAGAGCGCATTTATGACAACAAACTGGCGTTTGACGGATGGCGCAATGCGGAGGTGTAATCAGTGGCAAATAAAAATAACAATGAAGTGAAAATTACTTTTAAGGCATTGAACCAAGAGTATAACAGTGCTGTAAAAGGTATGAATGATGAAACGAGAAAACTACGTCAAGAAATGAAATTGCAACAAGAGCAAATGAAGCACAGTTCCAGCGAATCAGAAAAGCTGGAAGCTAGTATAGCGGGTTTGCAAAAAGAGTATGAGCTTGCGCAACAAAAAACAGTAGCGACAGCAGAAGCGTTGGAAAAAGTGCGGGCACAATGGGGAGAAAATTCGCAGGAAGCAGCTAAATATGAAAAGGCTCTTAAAAGTGCACAAATTGCAGAACAACAAACTGCGAATACAATCATTGAACGACAGCAAGCATTAACCACAGCGAAGCAAGCACAAGCTGAACAGGAACAATCACTTAAGCGATTGGAACAACTATTTCAAGCTACTGGTACGTCTGTAAATAGCTTTGCTGACACATTGGGTAATAATTTGTCAAATGCAATCAGAAACGGCACAGCAAACGCTAAAGAATTAGATGATGCATTTGATAAGGTGGCTAGGTCAGCGCTAGGAGCAAGTACAGATATTGATAAAGTACGCGATGCACTTAGAGGTATGGATGATGGTCGGTCATTAGATGATGTACGTGAAAGCTTGCAAAAAATCGGACAAGAAGCAGATGAAGCAACAACAAGCATTCGTGATATGGGCGAGGCATTAGCGGGAGCGGCAACAGCGGCTGTCGGTATGTCAACGGCAATAAGTGAATCGTTAGACGCTGCAAGCTTAAATACTAAAATAGATTTAACGTTTGCTGTATCTGATGAATCGAAAGAGAGTGTCAGACAAGTAACAAGAGATGTACAGGCGTTTGGTGTAGATTCGGAGGCGGCGCTTGAAGGAGTAAGGCGTCAATGGGCTTTAAATCGAGATGCAACAGATGAGGCAAATGCTGAAATTGTAAAAGGTGCTGCGGCTGTATCAAGAGCCTATGAAGGAATCGACTTTGTAGAGCTAATACAAGAAACAAACGAAATCGGAAAAGAATTGAAAATATCAGATGAAGCCGCATTAGATTTAGTAAATAATTTATTGCGCATTGGCTTTCCGCCGGAGCAACTGGATATTATCGCAGAATACGGACAACAGTTACAGCGCGCAGGATTTGAAGCGGAAGAAATACAGGGGATTATGGCCGCCGCTGTAGCTAGTGGCAGTTGGAATATTGATAATTTACTCGATGGGCTTAAAGAGGGGCGTATTCGTGCGGCTGAAATGGGCGTGGAACTTACAACAGGCATGAAAGATGCCGTGCGTGAGGCTGTTGGAACAACAGAAAAAATATCAGATGAACAGCTTGCCGCGATGCAGAAAGGTTTTGCAGACCAAGAGGCGGCCCTATCGAAAACACTAGATAATCGAGCCAATGCGTTAGCAAAGAGCCACAGACAACAGCAAAGTGCTTTAGACAAGCAATTAAGCAATGAGTACAATGCTGTATCTAAAAGCTATGAAAAGCAACAAAAAGCATTGGAAAAATCGCTTAATGAAAGCTATGAAGCAACTGTAAAAAGCTACGAAAAGCAACAAAAAGAGCTAGAAAAATCGCTTGAAAAAGAGCTACGTGATTTTGAAAAATTATCAGAAGAAAAAATAAAAATCATTGATAAAGAGTATATGGAAAAAATGAAGTTGATTGATGAAGATAAATACAATCAACTGAAAGCCTTAGATGCTCAAATAGATGCATTAAATGCTCAAACGGATGCAGAAGATAAAGCGATTAAACAACGAGAAACTGCTGAAAAGCGTGCGGAATTGGCAGCGAAAGCGCGCAATGCGAAAACGGTTGCAGAACGTCAAGAAGCAGATAAAGCTATACGTGATTTTGAAGAAAAATTACAGCTAGAAGCGTTACGAGAACAACGGAAAAATCAAATTGAAAGCTTAAAATCACAAAAAGATAACGTGAAAGAGGCTTCTGATGCGCAAAAGGAAGCATTAAAAAATGAAACAGATGAAAGAAAAGAGCAAGTAAAGGAACAAATAAACAACGAAAAGGACGCTATGAAAGAGCGTCACAGTGTTATTAAAGAGGAATTTCAAGAGCGTAAACAAGCAGAGCTAAAAGCCCTTAGTGAATCGAATCGAGCACAAATTGACGCCTTGCGAGAAGTAAATCAAGCCCGCCTCTCATCGTTACGTGAGGAACAGAACGCACGTAAAGAAGCGCTGAGCGAACGACTATCAAATGAAATGAATGCGGTACGTGAAGCTCATAAAGTGGAGCTAGAATCGTTTAGGGAAATGAACAAGGAAAAGCTGGAACTAGCTAAAAACCCACCAGATAGCGCAGCGGTACAGGCTGTATTTAATCAGTTAGAGGGATTTGGTAAAGCAATAGCGGCAGGCGGAAAAGAAGGTTCGGCAGCATTTGAAGAAATGGTGGCATGGCTGAATAGCATTGAAGATGCTACATTGCAGAATGCTATTGGAACAGAGATTTTCGGGACGATGTGGGAAGACCAGGGCGAGCATATTGTGAATTCCATTATGAATGCTGATGAAGCTTTAGCAAAGATGGAAGAAACGCAACAAAGTGTAAATGAGCTGCAAGACGGTATGGAGAAGGACCCTTATGTTGAAATTGCTGATGCTATCAATCAAATTAGGGAAGCCCTAGACCCATTAATGGGTGTATTAGCGGAAGTCATATCGGGAATTGCTAATTTTGCTGCTGAAAATCCATATATAACATCGGCAATTGTTGGTATAGCGGGAGCCATCGCAACATTGGTTGGTAGCTTTGCGGCATTGTCGCCTGTTATTGGGATAGTACAGAATTTATTTGGTAAGGGCGGCAAGGGTGGCTTAACGTCTATTTTAAGTAAGGTAATACCTGTCATTACAAACTTAGCAACTAAAATACTACCAGCACTACGTTTAGCCTTTGGAGCACTGACAGGACCAATCGGAATTGCAGTAACTGCACTAACTATAGCAGTGCCATTCATCATTGAACATTGGGACACTATTACTAAATTTTTTAGTGATTTATGGGAAGGAATCCAAAAAATATTCGCTGATACCATAACAGCGATTTTGGCTTTTGTAAAAAAACATTGGGAATGGATACTTGCAGCAATAACAGGGCCGGTAGGAATTGCTGTTAAACTTGTTAAGGACAATTGGAATGATATAAAAAAAGCAACAAAAGATATTTTTGATAACGTTTGGTCCGCTGCTAAGGGAACATGGGATAAAATTTACAACGCTATTAAATCACCAATTGAAAAAGCACGTGATGCAGTAAAAGACGCCATTGAGAAAATAAAAGGATTTTTCAAATTTAACTTTGAATGGCCGAAACTTAAAGTGCCTAAATTTAAGCTAGAAGGAAGTATAAATCCTTTAGATTGGTTTGGAGAAGGTCTTCCTAAGATTGATATACAGTGGCACGCAAAAGGCGCTGTGTTCAGTAAGCCTACTCTATTTAATACAAATAGTGGACTGCGAGGGGTAGGAGAAGCTGGACCAGAAGCAGTATTACCACTTAATGAACGTGTATTAGGGAGTATTGGAAATGCGATATTTGCAGCATCGGGAGCGCAACAAAATGGAGAAACAAACATTTACAACTATGAACGCATGATGGAAGGTGCAACATTTATTATTCGTGAGGAAGCGGATATTAACAAAGTAGCAAGAGAACTATTCACTATTCAACAGCGAGATAGAAAGGGGCGTTAAAATTGTGTGATATTTCTTTTAAAGGTATACACTGCAAAACGGTAGGGCTAGAGGTTATGGACACCGAACGCCCTCTTTTCGGAGAATTTGGCGATGATTATATTAAACTACCAAAAGTAAGCGGAAATTTTGTTATCGGTGATAACAGCGAATCCGATATAGAATTACGAATACAGTTTTTAATTACCCCACAGGAGGGTCAATCATACTATGATGCGTTGCGTGCAATACGACCTTATTTAAAATCCAATAACAAAGAACAATTAATATTTGATAATGACCCATCTTATGCATACATGGCAAAACTAACTAATACAGATATAGTCGAGCAAATAGTCAGCGCAGGTTTATTTTGGGCTACATTTAGATGCTCGCCCGATATGGTGGCGATAACATGAGTTATGCTATCAATGTTTTAAATCCGTCACTCACAGTTGTTGGCACACTAAGCAATATAAAAAACGCGGAAATATACGAAGTAATAAACAATCAATATGTTGCAGACGTGGAGATAGTAGAAAATACGTTTCCATCATTTTTACAATATCCGAACATGTTAGAAATAGACAATGACTACTTTATGATTGCTGATATAGACAAGCAACGTGACAATAGTAAGTCTATCAAGTTATCGTTGGAGCATATTAGCTATAAACTAAATGACCCTTCTCTCGCCCCGTACATTCCAGTTGATGAAAATGGCGAGACACTGGAAGAATTTTATGAAGGGGATATATACCAAGTCATAGGGCAAATATGGGGCGGCATAAATCAATTTACGATTGGAACAAATGTAGCAGGCTACTTTTATTACAGACCCAGCGCAAAAGGCGGCAGAAGCCGTATACAAGAGTTCGCACGACAAAATGGCTTAGAAGTAGAGTATAACAAGTTTAGTATCTACATTTGGGGAAGGCGTGGAGCTAATAAAGGGTTGGAGTTACGTGTAGGTGAGAATGTACGTAGTGTGTCGCAAAAGATTACGCTAAACGATGAGTTCTACATCGAGTATGCGCATGAAGTAGATATTATAGATTTCAGCAAAATGCCAGGACAATATCATGCTGCTATTGCCAGTGCAGATATTGGCGATACAGTACGCATTATTGATACAGATTTAGCGATTGATGCATTAGAGCGTATCGTAGCAAAACGTTATAACCCGATGTTTAAGCAAATCCCTAAATTAGACGTTGGGCAAGTGATGCGCGATATAGTCAATGTAATAAATGAAAAAGATGAAGATAAGGAACAAAAGGAAGACCCAGCAGCAAATTATTTTCTTCGTAATTGGACAATTGGCGACGTGAATTGTATGGAGTTGAGCGGTATAGAACTGGATGAAGACGAAGTATTACCTGATGGTATTTCAGCTAACATCAATTACTATATACAAGGCGAGAAAAAAAGTATGTCACTCGCTGTTAAATCTCAATACAGTAATTATTATGTGTATATTGGAGAATGGTATGAAGATAATACTTATGTAGAATATCAATTATCTGATGTAGCCAGTTCGATAGGTACGTGGGAACTACCAAAGCCAAAAATGCAGGCAATTAGTGTTACTGTAAGTGAAGTGCCACTAGAAAGCTTCAATCCAGCTCAACACAAATTGCGCGACTATGGTATAAAGTTTAATAAAGCCTATATTGAGCCGTTGAGAGAGTTTAAAATTGGGCGGCATAATTTATTGGCATCCAATACAACAGTTGATACAGAGGACGGAAATATCGAAATAGACGACTTTAAACATACTATCACGTACAATTTGATGGAAGAAAATGAAGGCGTTAAATTATCGCTGAATCGTGAATATAGCAATTATAAAATCTATATCACTATTTATAATAGTGAGGGTAACACTACAACATATGATTATGACGCAATAAAGGACCAACTAGCAAATTGGAAACTACCGCGATTGAATGCTGAATACTTGCTAGTAACTGTTCAGGAAAAGCCAAACGCAGAATTTAACCCAGCTCAACATAAAAAAATACATTATGGTATTAAATTCGAACAAGTGCCAATAGCTCCACTGTATTCATGTAAAATCGGAGCAATAGAGTGTTTAAATTTAAGCGGATTTGAGGTAGCCCAAAGCCCAGCATTAAATGAAATACAATGCGAAATATTTTATGAAGAATTAGACGAGTTAGATGGTTTAAATATTACCTTAAAACGAGATTATCGCACTTACAAAGTTTATATTACTACTTACAATAATAAAGGTGTAGCAACTAGCAGAGACTACGACAGCATTAAAAATTGGACATTCCCACGTAAAACAGTGATGTATATGTATATAGAAATATTGGAGGTAGAGCGCGGTGAATTTAACCCAACAAAGCACAGGCGAGCGCAGTATGCTGTGAGGTTCACACAACGTGATAACGATTTATTAGACCCACTCGGACCGCAAGATTATTTAGAATATGAAACAGTTACAGCAGCGGCCGCTACATTTATGTTTGAAAATGCATATGACGAATTAATATCAGTAACAACTGGAATTGGTCAACATGAATCAGAAGGACATATTACAGCATACTGGCAACCAATTGAAGAGGATGAAAAAATTATTGGAATAGATGTAACGTTGCAAGGTGACATTGATAGCGATGTAAAAATAAGTATTCAGGCAGTATGTCGATTGGGGGTAGAAGAGGATGTTTAGAGGAGGAAAGGGAACAGAAAAAGACCCTTTCATAATTGAAACTGTGGAAGATTTGATGAATGTACGAATTAAAAATATGGAATATCCTTTTTATTATTATAGACAAAATGCTCATATTGATTTAACTGGTGTAGAATGGTTGCCAATAGGGAATCCAGTAAGTGGGGAACCTACATTCATGGGAGTATATGACGGTGGAGGATGGGAAATAAGGAATTTAACAATGAATGAAGCAGATAACTACTATAGTGCCATGTTTGCAATAGCTTCAAATAGCGCTCAATTATTAGATGTACATTTAATAAATGCAAGTATAACTGGCATGACAAGCGGTAGCTTTGCATTACTAGTATCGGCTATGAGCGGAAACACTGTAATTGAAAATTGTAGTGTGCATGGCAAAATAATTGATACAGTAGGTGGTAGTCAAGCGGCGGGTTTAGCTGTATCTGCATCGCCCGAAGGTATAATTAATAAATGCTGTGCAGACATAGAAATTACATGTGAAAGAACGGCAGGATTAGTATTGTATCCAAACGGTAAAATTATGAATAGCTTTGCGAAAGGAATTATTCAAAAAGCAGAAGGTGATTATGGATTTCAATATGGGTTTGCAGGATATGGTGAAGCAGAAGTGAAAAATTGTTATAGCTTAGTAGACATAAGAAACATAGCTAGGTACGCAAATAGTTTTACATTTGCAGATGTAGAGGGATATGAATTCTGTTACGTAGATGTAGAAACATATGGGAGTAGTGATGAATGGGTTTTAGGGCATGACTACTATGGAGAGCAGAGTTTTGTAAGGGGTACAGACGGAAAAGTGTATTACACAGAAAGTCAAGGTGGAACAGATTATACAGGCGACCCATACCCGGGTGCTCCGAATTATAATCCAAATTGGGGTGGACCTTATTATGCCGCAAAACCTATAACAGGTGCTGATTGGTCAATTTTTTGGCAACAAGTATTAGGTAATCCAAAATTTCCAGAAGCTCGTACAACATCACAAATGTTAACACAATCTAATTATGTGGGATGGGATTTTGAAACTATATGGCAGTGGATTGAGGGTGACTATCCGAAATTACGTTTCCCACTACCAAGAAAAATAAAAAAATGTAAGGCAATGAAATTAGGAGCATTACGAGGAAGGAGATAGGCACATGGGTGTACTAAATAAAAAATTAATACGCGATGCAGCAGGTAGCCCTATTCCTCAAATTTTTGACGTGGAACAGGGTATTTTTATTGCAGCTACTAACGGTACAGGCGATGCATCGAATGTAAATTTTTCTAAAATAAAAATGATACGTGACGCGCTCGGTAGTCCCATACCCCAATATTTTGATGTGACACAAAATAAATTCGTGGCTAAAACAAGTGAAGGTGGGGGAGGAGGTAGCGGAAGCACAGCATGGAGTGATATAACAGGCAAGCCAAGTTCATATCCACCGAGTGCTCATACTCATGAAATAGCAGAGGTTAATGGTCTACAAGGCGCATTGACCGCTAAAGCAAATGGTGAAGATTTGACATCGTTAGAGCAGACAGTTACTACGCACTTGGACAATAACGTAAAGCACATAAACTACGCTGTTGCGAGTGGGACAAACAATTATATAGTATCTATTACTGGTATCGAATCTTTTGTAGAAGGGTGGACAATAACGTAAAGCACATAAACTACGCTGTTGCGAGTGGGACAAACAATTATATAGTATCTATTACTGGTATCGAATCTTTTGTAGAAGGGTTAAGTATAAAAGTTAAATTTACTAACGGCAATACAGCAGCAAGCACTTTAAATGTAAATGGTTTAGGTGCAAAAGATCTGGTCAAAAGTAATGGCAGTGCTTTAGCAAACGGAAACATAAAAGCTGGACAGATTTTACATTTAGTATATACGGGTATAAATTTTCAATTATTGGGTGAAGGAGGTGAGTATGGAAATGCAGTAGCTGCAGATGTATTGTCAGGTAAGACCATCGGCACAGAGGATGGCGTTGTATCAGGAACAATGCCGAATCGTGGAGCAGTGAATCAAAATCTAGCGGCTAATGGCTCTTATACAATACCAGAAGGCTATCATAACGGAAGTGGCAAGGTAACGCAGTCGCTAACGACGAAGTCAGCTGAAACAATTACGCCTGGTACATCTAATAAGACTATTGCAGCTAATCAATATTTGACCGGAGTACAAACTATATTAGGAGATGCAGATTTAATCGCTGCTAATATTAAGCAGGGCGTAAATATCTTTGGGGTCACCGGCACATTAAATCTAGCTAGTCTAGGCGGAACGAAATTTGCTAGTGGCACCGTTAATTTAAGTTCCGAACCCCTCTCTTTTAGGACGTATGACGGAAATAATCTACCTAGTTTTTATCATATACAGGTTAGTGGCTTGTCTTTTAAGCCCCGTATGATCGTAGCAGTCTACGTGAGTGGTGCTGCTAAGCACCAAGCTATCTATAACAATATGACTGGGCAAGATGGAGTGTCCACGTCTGTACATCATAACAACAGTTCTCAACCTCAAAATAACTACTTAAAAGCAAATGACAATAGTGGGTATGTGACAAGCACGAGTTTTAGATTACCAATTGTTAGTACATCCAACATATCATCACCAAACTCAGGGGTAGTGAGGTGGTATGCATATGAATAATGAAGGAGGAACAGAAATGAATACACTTATTATTTATGATGCTGAGGGATATGTTATCCAAAGTATCACAGGAAGTTATAGAGTTCCCACTAGTATTCCATACCTAGAAGTTGAGATACCAGAGAACAAAATGTTGAGACTTGGTGTTGGGATAGACGTAACTGTTGAGCCACATCAACCGATTTTTGAGGATATTCCGAAATCAGAAGTAGAATTATTAAAAGATGAAAATACCACACTTAAATTAGCGGTTGCTGAATTAGCAGAGGCACAGGAGCAGACTAAAATAGAGACACAGATTGCGTTAGCAGAGCTTGCGGAGTCATTGGTAGGGGGTGTTTAA